CTGGTAAGCAAGTAAAGAGCTTTGAGATATGGATGGAAACTGTTGCCGACATTAAGACAGGCAACGATGACCCAAAAGCCATCAGCCCGACAGCGTAAGGCGGCTATTAGTAATAGTTGCTCTTAAGACTGGTATCCCAATGCAATATTGGGATGATTGGGACGATGTAGCAACGGCAGTCGAGCTGATAAAGGAGATGAACAAGGATGGCTGAAGAAGTCGCAGCATTTGACCGAACAGAGCTTCGGCAAGTGTATAAAGCCTTCTCCTTGCTAGGGGATGAAGCCAAGGCCGAGGCTCGCCAGACTTCTAATAATCTTGCCACTTATCTGCAGCAACAAATTGCTGCCAAAGCTTCTACTCGCGTTAAAGGGCAACAAGCCATTAACCGAATTGTTAGCGGATCTAAAGTATCTAAGACCAGCACTACGGGCGAGATTAAATATGGCTTTGCTAGTCAAAGATTTAGCGGTGGCGCTAATACTCAAATGCTTTGGGCTGGCTTTGAATTTGGTTCTAATAAGTTTAAGCAATTCCCTGCTTACTCTGGCAGACAAGGGCGCGGTTCTCGCGGATGGTTTATTTATCCAACTTTGCGCCAAGAGCAGAAGAATATTGTGGCACAATGGACTAGAGCATTTAACAAGATATTAGATAAGTGGGGAATCGGTGGCATCTGAGTCAAGAGCCTTAAAGCTTAAACTGCTAGCAGATACGGCTGACTTCCAAAAGAAACTAAAAGATGGATCTAAAGAAGTCGATGATATTGGCGAACGCGCCAAAGAATTTGGAAAGAAGGCAGCAGCAGCCTTTGCAGTGGCTGGCGCAGCCGTTGGCGCATTTGCTCTTAGCGCAGTTAAGGCAGCAGCCGAGGATGAAGAAGCTCAAAGGCGTTTAGCTGCAACAATTGAAGCCACTACTGGCGCAACCGCTAAACAGATTGAAGGCGTAGAAGAATACATAAAGCAGACTTCAATTGCTATTGGCGTTGCTGACGATGGCTTGCGTCCAGCATTTACGCGTTTAGTTAGATCTACGCAGGATGTTGAAGAAGCGCAGAAGTTGCTAAATTTAGCACTAGATTTAAGTGCAGCAACAGGCAAGCCATTAGAGACAGTTACTAATGCGCTAGGCAAAGCTTATGATGGCAATACCTCGGCACTTGGCAAATTGGGTCTGGGTATCGATGCAGCTGATTTGAAATCTCAAACCTTTGACCAAACCTTTAATCAATTAACTGCAACTTTTGGTCAATTTGCTGAAAATGAAGCAGAGACAACAACTAAGCAAATGGAGCGCGTCAAGATTGCTTTGGATGAAGCCAAAGAATCTATTGGTGCAGCTTTGCTTCCAGTTGTTCAAGAATTAACCGCTTGGATATTGGAGAACTTTATTCCAGCACTTGAGGCGTTTATTTCTGGGCTTACTGGAACTGATGGGCTAAATGAAGGCTTAACTGAATCACAAAAAGTTGCGGTTGAATGGGGCAAAAAAGTAAGAGGCTTCATTAATACAGTTATTGATCTTAAGGATGAGCTTTTCCTAGTCGCTGGAGTATTAGCGACAGTATTCGTAGTCAGCAAGATAGCGGCTGGAGTTCAGGCCACAATTTTATTAATTCAAGGATTAGTCGCTGCTTATGTTGCTTTACGAAATAGCGCAGTTGCAGCAGCTATTGCATCCCGATTTGCTTTGAATCCGTTAGCTGGCCTTGCTACTGGAGCAGCAGTTGTTGGAGCAATTACTGCAGCAGTTAAGTTATTTGATAATGAAAAAGCTACTGGTGGCGCTTTGAGTTATAATCAACAAAGAGAAGCGCAAATAGCAGGAGCAAGTAAGAGTGCTGGCGGCGTAAGTTCATCAGGCGGATTAACTAATGGCATTATTAGCGGTGTATCTAGTAACAATGGAAGCGGTGGCAATGTTGCAGTTTCAAAGCCAACGCAGACCTTAATTGAGCAAGTCAGCGAAGCCAATTTTATTAAGAGAACAGCAGGGACAGGATCATTTGATGTCGCTGGCTTTAGACAAGCTGAAGAGCGCGGCAATGTGGTAATCAATGTAAATGCGCCATCGGTAATTGATGAAGAAGGCTTTAGCCGAGCAGTTGCTTTGGCTCTTAATAATAGTAATCGTAGAACTGGCGGCGGTGGTTCAAGCCTAATTACGCAGGATGTCCTATGACCGCTTGGAGCCCCGTTTATCGAGTTAAGGTCAATGGCTCTACAGTAACTAGCGCAACCCTTAGCGGACTTACTATTACTTCAGGCCGCGATGATATTTACTCTCAGCCTCTTGCTGGCTATTGCAGTTTAACCTTAATTGAGACTGCTGAGGCATCAGTTCCTTATGAAATTAATGACGCAGTTAGTATCGAGGTTCAAGACTCAACCGCCAATTATGTAAATCTATTTGGCGGTTTCATAACTGATTTAGGTATTACAGTTCAAACCTCTGGCTCAACTGCCACTAGCCAAAGAATTCAGATAACCGCCGTAGGAGCTTTGGCTCGACTTAATCGCGCCGCCTATGTTGGCAACTTTGCTCATCAATTTGATGGAGACCGCATTAAAGAATTACTTGAGACAGTCTTATTTGACCAATGGAATGAAGTGCCAGCTGCCGAAACTTGGAACGGCTATGACCCAACTACTCAATGGCAGGATGCTGAAAATAGCGGATTAGGTGAGATTGATACTCCGGGGGATTATGAGCTTCATTCTGAAAATGGCCTAGACGATACAGTTTATAACCTTGCTTCTCGCTTTGCGACTAGCGGCCTTGGTTATTTATATGAGGATTCTCAAGGTCTGATTGGCTATGCAGATTCTACCCATAGATCGGAATACCTAGCAGCTAACGGCTATGTTGATTTAGATGGCAATCACGCCATCGGCCCTGCGCTATCAATTCTTAAGCGCGCTGGCGATGTAAGAAATTCAATAACAATTAGCTATGGCACTTCGGGTTCAGAAGTTACTGATGAAGATGCAGCGTCAATATCTGAATATGGCCTTCTAGCTTCTAACATATCAACAACTCTTCGCAATCAAGGCGATGCTGAGGCCCAAGCAGCCTTCTATCTACTTATCCGCGCTTATCCTCAATTTGCCCTACGCCAGATAACCTTCCCACTAGCTAGCGGTGAAATCGATAATTCAGACCGAGATAACCTTCTTGGCGTATTTATGGGCCAACCGCTGAATATCATTAACTTGCCCTCAAATATGGTCGGTGGAGAATTCCAAGGATTTGTCGAAGGATGGACTTGGACGGCTAGTCTTAATCAGCTCAATTTAACTCTAAATGTTTCGCCTATCGCTTTTAGCCTTCAGGCGTTCAGATGGAACTCAGTCCCAGCGACCGAGACTTGGAATACAATAAGCCCGACTTTGGACTGGCTCAACGCTACAATAGTTGCATAGGAGATTAAATGCCAACGACCACAAACTTTGGCTGGACGACCCCAGCTGATACAGATTTAGTTAAAGATGGTGCTGCCGCCATTCGCACTTTAGGCAATGGAGTTGATACTTCATTTCTTGATTTGAAAGGTGGGACAACTGGACAATTATTGAGCAAGACATCAAATACCGATTTAGATTTTACTTGGACGACACCTGCGGCTGGCGGTGGTTTAACTTTAATCAGCACTACTAATTATACTTCAGGATCAGCAGCTTTGACCATTTCAAGTATTCCGACAACTTATAAAAATATTTATGTATTATGGTCAGGATTTTATCCTTCTGCAGATACTGGTAGCATTTTCTTAAGGGTCAATGCTGATACTGGTAGCAACTATGTAAGAATTGGCGCATTAGGTAACCAATATGCTTTTGCTACTTCCTTTGCTTTAAATCATTGGACAGTTCCTACATTTTCAACAAATATTGCCTATCGCGCAGTTGCTTGGATTCAGATTCCAAACTACGCCACTACTAGCACAGGCAAAATTATTGATAGCACTTTCACAACCATTTTTGATGCTGCCACCGCTAATAATGCTGGCGCTACTGAATCAGCTTTATATATTGGAACTTCTGCAATTACTTCTATTTCCTTAAATACTGGAACTGGAACTTGGAATGGCGGCGTTGCCCTACTTTATGGAGAGAACTAAAATGACTGAACCAATAATAGTTGCAGAACACAATATTGAACTTGATGAATATATTATCCGCGATATGACCGATGAGGAAATAAAGCAACGCAAAAAAGACGAACTGGAATCAGAATTAAAAATGCAGCAATTTGCAGAAGCGGCAGCTAAAAAAGCCGAAGCTGAAGCAAAGCTAGCGGCCCTTGGTCTTACGGCTGATGATTTGAAAGCGCTTGGCCTTGGCTAAATTATGCGCGGCAGGAATTCAGCTTCGGGAGCAAATCGATGACGATTATCCTGATCGCGATAGGAAGTCTGATGGCTGGATTGCTGACGCTAGGCATCTTGCTAA